GAAGACAAACTTAGCGTTAGTCGTGTAGATCCCGGACTGCTGCGTGACGCCAAGCGCCCCGCCGTAGTGGAACTTAAGATACTCCGTTGAATTCTCAAACAACATATCAAATCCGAGAGTGATCTCGCGCTGGTTGGCAGAGAGATCATACGGAATGACATCATCCGTCTGCTGGAGCGACACGTTGTTGTCGATGTTAAGCTCGAACGAGGACACGAGCCTGGTGGCCGTCGGGGTAGCGCCACCGCCCAGGGAAACCGCCGCGTCGTTGAACGAGAACACTCGACCGGCCGCCAGGACGGGGGTCGTGATCGGCGTAGCCAGGGCAGTAGACGACAGGCCCATGATGTTGGCCGTTGCCTGGAGAGGAGCGCCCGCATCAGCGGAGATCGTGAGGCCGCCAACGAAACAGTCAGTGAACTTTTCAGTGATGCCTGCCGTGTCGCCGCCGACATTGCGCCAGAAAGTGTAGTAGTCGAGCGCCTGCTTCGGGGTGAAGGTGTGAACGAAGTTCGGGGCGGTGCCAGTCGGAACGCCAGGGTTACCCAGGACGGCCGCCAAATAGATACCCAGCGAGTCGTCGCGGACGAAGATTTCCGGGGAGCCAGCGACTCCGGCCGAAGCAACATACAGCGCGCCCTGGTCGCGGGCCGAGTCGGTCTCCGAAAGTCGGTCGGTCTCGCGGGTCGGGCCGATGTTGCCGCCGGAGAACGGGTTCCGGTACGCGGGAGTCGCCGGGGACGTGCCTGCGCCACCTGAGCTAACTCGTCCGGTCTGCCGGGCAACGCCGACCCAGCCAGTCTTACCGCTTAGTCCAGCCATCAGGCGTCACCCTTCTTCTTCTCGTCGGCCGGTCGGGCCGGGTTATTGGTAGCGTCGAGGCCACCCTGGGCGACCTCAGTAAGCTCAACAGCCTTCTCGGTGTCGCCCTCGGCAAGGGCGATCTTGTGGTCGTGGCGGGCCTGGATCGCAGCGGCCACCTGGTCGCTCTCGGAGGCCACATCCTTCGGCACGTCCACAGATTCCTTCACAGCGGTCTTTGTAGCCATTCTTGAAAGACTACAGGCAGGGGTGCCAAAGAGCCTAGGCAGAGGTCTCCACGATCCCAGAGTTCCAGCCCTTGGCCCGCACGGTCATCTCGAACCTGGTCTGATTGCCGGTGGGGTCCTCAGGATATTTGGTGCCCGTCACCAGGAAAAACCAATGAGCGTCGGTAGCATCCGACACACCCGCCTGGAGAAACTCCCGCAGCAGGTGAGCCTTCGCGGTTACGACGCGAGGGTCTACGCGCTGGTCAGGATCGACCTTGAGCGCAAACTGCCCGTAATACTGAATCAAAACCTCAGTATCAAGCACCAGGAGGTTGCCTGACTGAGCGCCCTGGTCGCCCGCAGAGATCCCGATGCGCGCGCCCTTATAGCCGATAGATTCGTGGAGCTTATCGTGGAAAACTGGCACGCCAGGGAACTTTGCCTTAATGGCGATCTCCAGTTTGTTCGCTACGACTCCGTAGGGATCTTGGCTCACGGGAACTCGGCCTTGGCAATTGACATCATCTTTCCTTGGGCGACCATAGCGTAGGCCGGGCGCAAGTAGGGCTGCGCGCCCATGCCGGGGTGGTTAATCATATTGCTTCCCGGCAGGAACATCCTGCCCTGCTTGTCCCAGAAGAACTTCACATTAGCGGACCTTACGGTCGCGCTAGTGCCGAACTCTACGTGCAGGGCGTGGCCGCTGGTTGCATACCACTCAGCACGCGAGCCGCCGGTCATTCTCCAGTTAATGGTGCGCTTGAGGGGAGTGGCATGCTCGGGACGGGGGTCGCGTTTAGCGCCCGAGGGGGCCAGCCGCCGCGAGGTCTTCGCGCCCTCCTTGGCCGTCTTCGCGGCGGTTCGGGAGGCGGCGGCCGTACACTCCGCCGCATACGCCCCGAAGGAGTCGCGGGCGAAGACAGTACGCGAGCGGGCTACGATAGCCACGTCAGACCTTCTGCTTCTCGTATGGGGCCAGGGCAGCCATAGCCCGCTCAGTGATTACCTGATTGGGCACCATCTGGCCGTGGGAGCGGGAATAGCCTTCAATAGACTCACTCTGATAGGTGCTGGTGTCCTCTGACAGGGCGGCTGCTACCCACACCACGGCCTGGCGAACATCGTAGGGGATTTCGGCCCAGCCCCAATTTGCGCTGACCTCCATCAGGACAGGACGCCCAGAGAAATTGCTGTAAAGCTTGTCAAGGTTCCGCTCAAAGCCCATTTCTGGAGAGCCGACGCCCCACACCCCGCCCAAGACCTGAATCCACTCAAACACCGGCCATTGACTGCCGATAGGCTGCGCCGTGTACTCATCAGCCAGGAGCGTCCGGCTGCTGACGCCGTCCTGCCCTGTCACGCTGACTACGCTCTGGGCATCGTTGATGTCCAGGAAGCCTGAACCGTCATACTCGAAAGTGCGAAGGGTGGGAATGCCCGTGGCAAGCTCGAACGAGCGGCCGGTGTAATTGCGGATGGCGGCCGACGTGCTCTTGACTGCAAACTCGTACCGCTGAATGTTCTCGTAATCAAGGTCGGCCGGATTCTTGCCGAGAGCCGCGAGGAGTTCGTCTGCTGTGATTAGGTCAGGAAAAGCCATACGGTCAGATTACAGCAGAAGAAGGCGGCCGGGCTCGCCGTGGTATGTGAGCGGGTCGCGCTGCCCCGCCGTCCAGTATGAGCGAGTCACCGGCCTGCTGGTATTGTAGCACGAACGACGAAGGGCCTCCATGATGAAGGCCCTTCGAGGTCAGGGAGTGGGCTGGTCTAGCGGTGAAATTCAGTCCTTCGCGGGCTTCGACTTGCGGACCGAGTCCGAGGACTGCGGAAGCTTCGCATACTGCTCCTCGGGAGTTCCAGCCTCAAGCGCAGCGGCCAGCGGGTTCGGGTCGCCAACGGTAGTTGCGCCAACGCCCTCGGGAACCTGTACGGCCAGTTCACTATTGGGATCGAGCACCACCGTATCCAACTGGACCGAGGTCTCGGAGACCTGCACCTTACCGTCATCGAGCGGCCGGGGCTTCGCCTGGGGCTGTCCCGCGACGGTCTCCTTCACGACGCTGGTCGATCCGGGCTTGTCGTAGCTCACGTCGTTAATGCTGTGTACAGCCATTTTGTTTCCCCTCTAGCTAAGTAAAAGTTGTCGATTAACCGTTCGCCAGGCCGGTGCCGCCGACCGTGCAGAAGGCCTTGGGCTGGCGGGCGGCGGTGAAGCCGACACGCTGTTCCGCCCTAAATACTGTCTGGTTGGACGTGAAGTAGACGTGCGGGCTCTCGTCCACCGTAATTCCCTGGCGGTCAAGGATCAGCGCCTCAGTGAAGTCCCCGACGATGACGCGGGACTCGTTGGCACCAGCGCCAAGGTTAATCGGCACCCGGTTGGAGAGGACCACAGTGTAGCCAAGCAGGCTGCTCTGCTGCGTCGGGCCGTTGGCGATGCTGCCTCCGCCGACAACGTACAGGCCCTGAGCGTCGCGCGACTTGATGATACGAGTCCAGGTGCGCGGGTGCATGACGATGGCGCTAGGGTTACCGTGCTCGCCCTGAACCTTAGCGATAGCGTCGAGGATCTCATCAATGAGTCCGCCGACAGCCGCCGGGTCACCGGGCGTATCCGCGACAACCGTCTGGATGCCAGGCGTGTTCAGAATGCCGAGGGGCTGGCCGGTGCCGGAGCCCGACAGGAAGGCGGCCTCTTCGAGAGCGACGAGGCGCTTGGCCAGGTCGGACGTGACGAGGCGGTCAATAGCCGGGTTGGAGTCAGCCAGCAGCTGATTCGAGATCGTGGCCAGGCCAGCAGCGGTGAAGACCGACGCGCTCACGCTAGCGAGCGTCATCCCGGTGCCCTCAGGCTTCTGAGCAAGCTCCGCGACCCAGCCAGCAGTCGTGGACAGCGTCAGCTGATCCAGGCTGACCTCGTTCGAGGTAACGTTCAGCTTCGAGCAGAGAGCGCGAAGGACGTTGTCAAGCTCGCGGGTCTCGATGATCTGCCGCTCGACGGTCGGCCGGACGAGGTACCCGCCCTGGGCCTGGACGCCCTCGGACATTGCCTTGCCCTCGGAGTCAACCCCGACGAGCCGGGAGATGGACTCCTGGCGACCCTTGTTGGCAAGCTTCACGTCAGCGAAGAAAGAGAAATTCTCGGACTCGTCGGCCTCGACGGCCTTGCTGCCGATATGGAAGTTACCAATCGGCTTCTTAAGCTCGTTGATGACCTCTTCGAGCGAAGTGACCTGGCTCTTGATGGCCTTGGTCTCGGCCTCGCGCTCGGCCTCCTTGCGAGCTTCCTGAAGTTTGGTGATCTCGGGCATGACCTCGTTGTCGAGGACCGCCTTAAAGCCAGTGATGGCTTCCGAGTCGGTGGACGCCTCGGCGTTCTCCAGCAGCTTGGCTGCCTTCGACTCCAGCGCCTCGATCTGTGCGACGATCTCTGTCAAGTCCATAACGGTAAGACTAGCCTATCGAATGACAAGCACTAAAATTAAGCTTCCGCTGCCTCGGCATTCTCGGGCTTTGCGCGCTTCTCAATGTCAGCAAAGGTGCGGGTTAGCGCCTCGACCAGGGCCTTCACTTGCTCCTCGTCCTCGTCGCGTACCACACCTTCGACCTCGGGAAGCTTAGGAATTTCAACGCCCTCGAAGGCTTTACCGGCAACCACACTAAACGCCGTTCCGCGACCAACCGGCACAGCAGTTGCGGACCATTCCAGGAGATCAACTTCATGGATGCGCGGGCCACCGATAGTCATTCGGCGCTTAAAGCGTCCTCCGCAGGAAAGACCATTGATCCGGCCCTTCTTGATTCCATCGTAGATGTGCCGAAGAGGGGATGTCTCGGGCTGAAAGTCTACGATGGCCTTCAGTTGAATTCCGGTCCCTGGGACTGGAGTAAGGCCAATTACCTTCCCAATCACCTGATCGAGCTTGTGGTGGTAGCACAGTGGCGCGTTACCTTCAAGGAACTTGGAAATTGCCTTTGTAAACGCGCCCTGCTCGAAGGCCTCATCCTCCCGGTCAATATCGTAATTAGCGCCCACGCCCTCGATCAGAAGGTCGCCGTTCTCCAACTCGACGGCTGCGGGCGTCCCACCCTCGACGGCCTTGAAGTCCAGATCGAGGACAAATGGAGCAAGCTGCTCTAGTTCGCGCATAGACATAGCCTACCAGGGCCTGGTGCCTTACTGATATGCTATACTCATACCCATGAACTCACAGCTTAGATCAGAAGCCTCAAGACTTTCCAACCTAAAACGCAGCCCGATGGCGGGAGTAGACCCTCAGGAAGTTCTAGACATGTACCTGAGCCACGGCAGCATTGCTGCCGCTAAACACTTCGGCTGCTCCGGGCCAACCATCTATTCCTATGTAAAGAAAGCGGGTGGATCGGTGCGGCCGCCGGGGCACAACCGGAAGTCAGGGTTAGGCTCTATGGATGCCCAAGGATATAGGGTTGTTACCGTGGGTCCCGAGTGGCCCTACCAGAGCATGGTAAGAAAGGGGAAAATAGTACCAGAGCACCGAAAGGTAATGGCGGAGTCTCTCGGGAGGCCGCTACTCCCTAGCGAGACAGTCCACCACATAGACGGAAATAAAGTAAACAACCGACTTGAAAACTTACAACTCCGCCAGGGACGCCACGGTAACGGAGTCGTAGTGGAGTGCCATGACTGCGGCAGTAGAAACGTATCTTACGTGTCTATCGGCCCAGCGGCAAATTAGCCGACGAACACCCTCGCCTTGGTCGGGTTACCCCGCGAGGCGACGAAGCCAGTGGCTGCTCCACCGCTGCCGATCTGTCTTGAGGACCCGCCGGAGAGGCTGGTCACCGCGAGCGCCGTGACAACGCCAGCGCCGGTGTTTCCGTCAGCATTGGCGACGGTCACAAGAGCGTTGGCTGCCGCAGAGGCCGCAACGGCATTGGCCACCGCCGTAGCAGTGCTGGTGGCTGCGCTGGCGGCGTCAGTGGCGACGTTAACCGTAATGGCCTTACCAGCGACCGACACCGACAGAGCCGTGCTCGCGCCCGCAACAACGTACCTAATAGTGACCGAGTTCTCCGAGGCGTCGGCGGCCTTCGACGTGTACTTGAGATCGTTATCCACGCCCGTAAGGGCAGTAGTGAACGACGAGCTGCGGGGCGCACCAGCACTACGGCCGCCGGGGATGTTCGTGGTTTTCAGGCGGGCAGGGCGGAGAGAGTTCGAGTTGGCTATGTCTTCAGGGTATCTCAGGCTCCGCCACCGCCTTAGCCATGCGCGGCCGGTGCTTCCGGCGGCGTGATCGGTAGCGCAAACCCCTGGAGCGGGGCAGGTGGCGTGTCAACGCGACAAATTGTAAGGCCGGGCTCGCCGTAGGTTGTGAGCGGGTCGTACTGCCCCGCCATCTCTGGTGAGCGAGTCACCGGCCTGCTGGTATTGTAGCACGACGAAGGGCGACAAATTGTCGCCCTTCGTACTCGGCCCCTGGAGGTAGCGAATCTCCAACCTGCCTCGAATGGAATAACTGACTCCCACCCTTGTTCACGGCGTCACCCGCGAGGTTCAAATATTACCTACGCTGGCGGCGCGGGTACTCGGCTGCGGTAGCGCAGGGCCTTACGGACAGCGGCCGTAGTTTCGGGAGTCGTCCGATGCACCCAGGGCTGGCGCGGCTCAAGCGGCCGGGGCAGGCTCGGGGCGAAGGCCGCCATGAAGCCCGACATGAACGACTCACCAATCCACG